TTGGTGTATATAGCTTGTCTTTCACGACCTTCAGGCAGGTTTGCAAAAATATCACTCTGCTGGTTCCCAGCAAAGCCTATATCTGCAAACGCTTCAAGCGAACTTTTGTAAGGATTGGCAATCGTGCGAGGAATGCCGCCTGTCATACCTATATCCTGAAGGGCACGTTCCCACGCCACGCTGGGCATTGCAGCTTCTGGAACCATCGGATCGCCAGGCTTACGCTGCGTTGGGCTGGGATCGCCCTGAAAGCCACCACCTCCAGTCTCATCCGTCGGATCAGGAAGAGGCGAACCAAAGAACGTTGCAAACCTGGCAAGGTCGCCAAGCCCCTGACCCTGCCACTCTCCCGTACCCTGTACGGCGTCTCTGAACGACGCTATATTATTGCCGGTCAAAGTACCAACAGTGGGTTGTTGAGCCCCGGAAACAAAGTGGTCGCCGACCTGCAGGCCTCCTATGGCATCTGCGTCCTCTTGAATAACCCAGCCAGATGCCGCATCGTGCGATATGCCAGGGCTAATGTCTGGCACTGCTAACGAAGCCGGATCTAAAGTGGGATTCAGCCATTTAGCACGAATAGAAGCCTGATTCACAGCTTGCTCTCTCGAGACAGCCCAGATCAGAAATGTCTCTCCTGAAGGGACTGTTATCCTATATAATCTCATAACTCTCCTGCCTAAATGTTAGGCTCTATTCCCATCGCTTCTGGAGCTGTATTAAATCCAGCGACAGGGGACGGCTCTGGCATTACGCCGGGCATACCCTGCTGGCCGTATACACGTGAGTCTACCCCAGGTATAGCCCCCGTGTCACTTACTATCGGTAGCCCGTCAGGGCCAACCATCTGTTGCCCAGCCCCTGCAGCGGGTGCCCCTGCACCGGCAACACCGCCAGCCGCGCCCTGAACGGGGTTAGCTCCAACGGCGTCAAGGAACGCGAATTCCTGTGCCAGATCTTCCATCATCTGCTGACGGTTGAGTCTTTCGGCTTCCTGCAGCAGCAGCGCCACGGTATCCTCTCGGCCTTCCTTATGGGCTGCAATGAGCTGATGTGTGATTGCGAGCATCGGGCTGGCCGTGTTCGCGATCGCAGCGTAGTTCCTGTGTTCCTCGAGGTCGCCTGACTGCATTTCGAGGATGTTATCCCTTGCGCCCCTGTAGGACATGAGTGCCTCTTTGGTTTCGGGGTCACGTCTTACTGCCTGCTGTGCGATGAGATATTTCTCCATCTTGTCTTCAGGTAGTTCAGGGAAGAACCGAACAGTCAGCATACCGTGATCTTTTATGTCTTCAGGAGCGATCTGCCTGTTGAAGTTCTGATCCTGCCGGGTGCGTCCTGCAACTGTAACGGTTTGATATTTCCCTGTTTCGTACTGTGCTGCAAAGTTTTCAATACATCCCTGGAGCAGTGCTTCGACGGGCTTGACGAACGGATCTATCCTGTTCGATATGGTCTGTCCGAGCATTCTTGCAACAGCCCCTGAGATCGGGACGCTGACGTTTCCGTAGGCTGCCTGCGGGAGATCTGCTCCCAGCTCGTCAGCTCCTACTGCCTGATCGTACACGAGGGCGTCTCTACCCATTTCCTGCAGTTTGAGTATGTCGATACTTTCCCCTGCTTCGTTGTCCAGTTGGTGAACTCTGCCGGGCTCGTCTATGCGGCCTTCGACGTCCTTGTCCCCGCCGGGTGACGAGACGGTAAATACTCCCTGAACTTCCCTTGACATGATGGCGGTGCGGTATGACATCGACCTGTTTCGGGCTTCGTTGACGTGGCGCATCGGCCCCCAGATGGAGTCTCCGACGTTTTCGATTCCTGATATATCGACGTTCCCGCCCATAGAGTCGTCCTGAAACGTGAAGTTGGAAATGCCGGGGTTACGTCCGACTTTTCGAATTACGATCGGGAACCTGACGCAGTTTGTCCTGACCTTGTTTTTCGCGTACTTGCCTGCGATGATCACCGAGTTGAGGTGTTCGCCTGAGTTCTTAACATTCGGGCGGTTTTCCGTGAAGAAGTAGTCGATAACCTTTTCCTGCAGGTTGCCTTCATCTTCTTCGTTCTGGTCGCGGTCGTCGTTGAATTTGAAGTTGGGATACTCGTCCCTGATGTCGTCACGGCTTCTTCTGGTGACTATTGCAGCCCACAGTATGGATCCACCCCTGCGTTCAAATACAAGGTGTCGGGGGTCGATCGGCACTATATCTTCGTAGGTAGACCCGTCGGGGTTCTTCATCAGCATTGCCCTTGCAGCAACGACGTGTCCCCTCGTGAGCGCATACCATGCAGTCTCGTCGATAATCGGTTGTTCGGCAGAGGCGAGTCGCCGGTTATTCGCGTTGTTTATAACGCCGATAGCCCATGATTCGTAGTTGTCGTTCACTTCACGCTGCTCGTCTTTGGAGTCGTCGTTTTCTACCCTGATGACGACCTTTGACATTGCGATAGCGTTATGGGCTGTCTCTGCGAGAACCCGTGGCCTGTTGGTCGTGTAGGCATCTTTCTCGAGTACGCCTTCGACAACAGAGGGTTTGAACTTTTCGAGCAGCCAGTATTTCGCGTGGTCGTTATCCATGCGTGAGAACAGGGGTTCGTGAGACTGCTCGTAGGTTGTGACCTTGCTTACGATCCTCGCTACTTCTTCATCTATTGTCATTCTTGGCATTTAATAAATCCCCTGTCGCCGTAAACGATCTTCAATCGAGGTTGACCTTATAGTTTTTGCTGTCCGGGGTGAAACGCTGACTGCCCCGAGCAGGTTCTTAAACAGATATGTTGACGCCTTTATAAAGTCGTTATGGGCGTCCGTCGGCTTCATCCCCGTTACTGTACCATCAGATTTTACAGGCCATTGATAGGGCGTCAGGTTTCCCGTCTGCGGATTCGGGCCTGCTCCGAACTCGGAAATTCCCAGCTCGCATTTCGGGGAAAGCACAGCATTGGGCTCTCCTGAGAACGCATTCACTTTCAGCATTGCGTCCATTCGGTCTATCCCTGCGTTCAGTCCTACTTTTTTACTGAGGACAGTCAGTCCTGCGTGCTTGCGCCACACTTCTACAGCCGGCCTGTTGGCGTCGGCGTGACGTTCTGCAGAGACGTCTATCCATGCCGTACACATATTCTTCTCAACGCTTTTCCACCACGGTTTCATCTGGCAGGCCTGCACCATGTCCTCGTGGGTAAAATTCGGGCTTTTGAACTTATTCATCCAGATCTCGTCTATAGCGCGCCACTGTTCTCCCTGATACTGCCATACGGCCACGACGTAGTTCGAGGGCTGGCCTGAATAGCCGGGATCCATGCCGAGCCACAGCGGAACATTCTCATCATACTCGCAATCTTTTATATGCACGTTCTTATCGAACGCGGGATGAACCAGTCCTGACGGCGGGACGGGAATGCCCAGGTGCCGTTCCTTGTAGACATTCGCGGGAAGCGTGGCCTCGAGATGCACGATTTCAGGGTTTAACTTCCCGCCGGGGTAGATATGCGTATTCGAATAAGAAGGCAGGCTGAAGCTCTGAACGTCCAGTGCCTCCTGAATTGCCGGCGACTGCCACGCTGTATACATAGCGGGATACCAGCCCTGTGCACCTTCGGAAGTCCCTGACATCAAAAGAGTGCCGAACGGGGCACCCCAGCGTGTACGAGCCTCGGAAGTACGAGAATAAAGACGCTCATAGACGTCGTGACTGACGTGAGCCGCCTCGACTATCATTATCCAGATCGGGGACTCCATACCGAGCGAAGTAGGATCCGATGCAGATTTAGTCCTGATGGTAAACGGCTTGTCCGCACCAGGCACGAATATCTCCATACGCCCTGGGTCAATCGTATTCGAAACCCATTTCAACATCCCGAGCTTCGCGAAATCCAACGATAACGAACCGTCAGGGTGCTCCCACTCAGCCCTGCAGCGCTCGTAGTCCTGACCCACCAACCACGCAACCTGACCGCCCGCACGAGCCCCGTAACGAGCTATGAACTGAACAGTCAGAAGCAACGCCATCATCGACAATGTGCGGGACTTCCCACCACGAAAACCACCCAGAACCTGCACCTGACGACGAGAACAATCCAAAATCTCATGCTGCGCCTCAGTCGGCGCATAACCCAGAAGATCCCAGACATCCTCACGCGTAATCGTTATTGGAGACGCTGATACAACCATAACCAAAGGTTAGCACGAGACACAGATATAAAAAAAGCGACCACCCGAAAAATGCAGGCTGGCGGGTCTGCTTCGAGTGGCCGCAAGACGTCTACGGGAGCGACCGAAGAACGCTAAATAGAGGATAACACCTTTTTACCATCAGCGGACTCAGACGCTATCACCTTATTCACACGCTGCGGACTTATACGCTCATAACCAGCCTCAACCAAA